ATTTACTTCAGCTTCTAACCTATCGGCTTCTGTAAGTATTCCTGCTCTTTCTGTTGCAACATCCGAACTAATAGCAATGTCCCTCTCTGCTTTTCTTATAATTTGCCAATCTGTAGGCTCTAACATTTTACCTGCTTTAGATTTTATCTCTGCAATCTTACTTGCTTTGATGTCGGCTATCTTATACCTTTTTTCTTTTTCGCCTGTTGGCTCTCCATCTTCTCCGATAACATCAACCTCTTGATTAAAGTCTATGTCAGTAACATCATAGGTTACTATCTTCTTTTTTTCGTCAAAGTATAGACCTCCTTTAGTTTGGGTTTGCTTATCGTAGCTTGGTTTTACGACATCGTAAATACCTATCTCTTGTAGTTCTTCGTCAGATAGGTTGTTAGCACCTCCAAGAATGTGTTTCTTTGGTGTTTTAAGTGAGTTTGGTAAGCTTTTGTATATGGTTACTATTCTACCGTTTTCTACTGCTGCTTTCATAATTATATACTTTGTGAGATTGATAGGAAAAATGTGTTAGCGGCAGTACAAGCAACTTGAATAAAGTTTACTGCACCTGCGGTATTGCTATACTCACCCGCTATAGTTGTAATTGTGTTTGGGTTTGTAAGAGTATCAAATGTCAAAGCTGACGTTCCCCCTGAATCTGTTACGATAATATCTTTTACATCGCCTATAGATGCGTTTGTAAAGTTTAAATCTACTGTTATAGATGAAGTCATTGTAAATACTTGTGCGGTGTCAAAATCTACATCTACATCCGCTGCTGCGGTTAATGGAGAAGAACCTCTTAAACTGTCTCCTGTTCCACTTTGTCCGTAAATGTCAGCAGTCATACTATTTATAGATACCATCGCATCTCTTAGTGTCGCTCCTGTACCGTCATTAGGGGATGAACCTACGTTAATTGTTTGTCGTGCCATTTTATATTTTAATTAAATATTGTTACTAAAGTTAAATCAGCAGTTAAATCTGTTGAATCTACCCTGTATAATTGGGTGTCATCTACCGTTAATGCTAATGTTTCTGTTTGACCACCTTCTAAAGCACTTAAAAAGCACTCTGGAGAAGAAAAATGCGGTATTGATTCGGCTACTGTAAAGTCTTCGTTACCGAACTCTGTAAAGCAATATATCTTACCCCAATTTATTGTGTTAGCCATATATTATCAATACTTTTTTTTGGTTTTTGTTATATATGTCTTTTGTAAATAGCTTTTAAGCCTCTCTACGTTTTTTTCTTTTGGTTTATAATCGTTTCTTACAAAACCCATCCTTCAAAATTTGCGTTCTTATCAGGATATACGTCATCGTTGCTATTTGTGTAGTATTCTGGAAAAGTACCACTTGCATTGAATGACATATAATCAACAAATCTGTCAGTATAATACTGCGCTATGTTTCTTTCTTTTTCTATTAAAAAATCTATCTCGTCTTTTTCTACGTTTGAAGCATTTTCGCTACTATGTTTAAACACCCCTTTGTTTGCAATAGAATAAGCAGCAAAAGGTAAATACTCAACCATCGCCCAATGTACTAACATAGGCTTTACATAGTCTGTTACAAGCGTTAGGTAATCCCCTGTAAGTGTACTTGCTTCTATATCGTCTTGTATCTTGTTAAAAAGGTCTGTACCTAAGTAGTTTTTAATGTGTATGTCCTGCGCAATCTTTATATATTGCAAAAACTTATCACTATCAACGTTGCCATTTACAGAAGTAAACTTGACTAAATCTTTTCGTGTTATAAATAATCCTTCTGCCATTTCTTATTTGTTTACAAATCCTTGATTAGGCATATCCTTTGGTTTCATTGAAACTTCTTTTTCATTTACAGGATTAAAGCCTTCCTTTCTTGCTTTGTTTGTGGATATATTAGGCTCTTGGTCTGCAAGGTTGCCTTCTGTTTTTCCACGATAAGTTTGTCTTAACCATTTATGATGACAATTGCCTCCGCCCTTGTACTTCCAGATAGAATAGGTAGATGCTCCGCCTAAACCCCATCCCTTGTTTACAGGTCTTTTACCCATATTTATAATATCCTCTTTTCTGTACAACTTGTTTTGGCTTGTCATTAATTTACAAAACTTCCTACTATTAGCAGAAGTTGTATTTGGACTGTATCTGTATCGTACCTTAAACTGTACCCCATCAATTTTTTTATCTTGTTTGGATTTTGTGTTTGGTAACGCACTACCTGTACTTGCTAAACCTATCATTTTATCTAATGCTTCTTCTTGGTTATAGTCTACCTCACGCTCATCCACTAATTCCCAATCATCAAGGTTTTCATCTTCCCCAAACTCCTGAAGTAAATTAAACATTTCGTCATCGTCAAAATCAAACTCTTGTTTAGACAGTTTATGCTCTTCGCAAGGCATATACCAAGTCTTACCATCTAAGTCGTGGGTATGGAAACCATCACAACCTATATTTTTAGCCATTTCCTCTGCTTTTTCTTGTGTAGAGTAAGCTAACCTATCGTCTATGATTGCAGTATTATCGTTTACTACTTGTGTGGCTAATTTAACGCCTGTTTCTTCCTCCCTTGCTTCGTTGGTGATGGCATTGTCCGTTTCTATAAATTCAAGCGGCTGTAGGGTCTTAAAATACAATTTAAGGCTAATACCATTTACCGCTAATATGTCATCTATTGCTTCTGTGATTAAATCTTGGTAAGGCTTAATTGTTGTGTTGTTAAATAACAAAGAAGCAGTTTTAATTTCGTCTGCATTATTGCCAAGCCCATTGTTGCCATCTCTTATACCTAACAAAAGCGGTGATGTAATCCTATGTGCTACCATTAACTTGTTTACACTTTCTGTAGATAGGTATTCATAGTGTTGTGGTGCATCAGTAAGCGGTACATCGTCTATAGTGGTTTTGCTCTCTGCATTGTTGTTAAAAGCTATAATTACTTTTTCGCCTCTTGCGCCAGTCAGTTTACGCATTACGTCTGACTTAACTTGTAACTGTTGCTCTCTATCTGGTATTCCGTTGTTAAAGTTCACAACCTTAGTTCCACTAAATCCGTTCTGTACGTCATTAATTAGAAAGTCTGACACTTCGCTTTCAAGTTCTGCATACGCTATACCACCCATATAGTCAGGTGGGCAGTAATAATCGTAACCTGATAAATATCTTTTAATTATTTTAATTTCTGGTTCTGTACCATTTCCAAATCCAAAGGCTGCAATTCTCTTAGGCTTATCGTTTGGCTTTATTTTAGCCCAGTCGTGAAAATAATAATATGCTTCTATCTCCCCATCGTCATTGCACTTTTCCGCTCTTAATGTTTGTCTTGGAAAGTGTTCGGCTCTTGCTACTTGTTTGTCTTTGTACAATACCTGAAAACTTGCCTCTCCTAATAGTTTAAGGTCAAAGGTTATTTTTCTAAGACACGAATCGTGAAATATAGACCTAAGTGCAGCATACTCGTCTGTTTTAGTGCTACTGTCTAATGCATCCAACCCTTTACCGTATATCATCTGACTAACACCATTAATAATAGCGTTGTTTGTAGTAGACTCTATAAAAAGGTCTATTAAATAAGTGTAAAAATCGTTATTATCGCCATACTCTACCCATTCCCTTTTTTTGTCCTCTTTTATTTGTGGGCGGTTGTAAGACGATAAACTAACTATGTGTACGTTTTCCATTATAAGAATATAAATTCATTTGTTGTGTTCTGCTCCGTGTATTGGCTATCGTTTACTGTAAAGTCCGTAATAGCCTGATTAGTGCAAAATACCTTGTCTTTAAATATTACATCGCCTCCTGATTTAACAGTAACCATATAAAAATTATCTTGCTTTACACCAAAGATAGCATTTAGTCTATTGTAGTACAAATTCTCTGTTATAGTATCTACGTCTTGATTGTAAACCTCTGTATTGGTTTGTTCGTTTACTATGGTCACGTTGTAGGTGTTACCGCTTGTAAAACTTCTTGGTATAAAATCTAGGTTTTGTGCAGATGCACTTTCTTGTAAAACTATCATATATATACAATAAAAAAACTTAAATTTTGTTATTTATAAGGCAAAAAAAAAGGGCAGCTAATGCCACCCTTTATCCTAATCATTCCTAACTATTAAGAGTTAGTTCCCTCTGTTACTGTAACAGTTGCGCTTCCCATACCTGCATATGGGTCAGCAGCAGTAGGTGAATCTACAAAGTTAGCAGGTAAAACCTCTTGGGCAGATAGAGTCAAAGTATAACCAGACAAATCCCCCATAGCAGCACCAGTAACGATAGTACCACCGCTTACCTCTGCTCCGTGTTCTAATCCCATAACAAAAACATTACCGTTGTAATCTTCAACTGCAACGTGTGGTCTGCCATAGGCTAAAAGCTTTAATTCCTTATTGCTCTCTTTACTTAGTTTTTTAAGAGTAAGGTTTAAAGTTTGTTCAAAGAATGTAGTACCATTCTCTCTTGAAGAAGTAATAGTTTGCTCAAAGCTACTATTCCCCTTTAATTCGTATTCAAAGGCAGTAAAAGCACCTGACATATCTGTAATCTCGTCATTAACCTGTGTTACCGTTCCGTAACCACCAAAGTCTGTAAAATAGACTTTTCTAATGCCGCCAACTACCGACTTGCACGGTTCCTTTCTGCCCTCTGATAATGTACAACTCATATCTTATGTATTAAAAAAGGGTAGGCAGATATAAAACCACCTACCCCTTATTGTTAGTTAATCAATTCTTAGTTTGCAGAGTTGGTAATTCCGTAGGTTACAATATCACCTGCGATACCATATTCCACACCAGCGGTAAATCTCATTACTACTCTTACGTTCTGCGAACCATCAAGGTCAGCCATATCTAAAACCTTAACTTCGTTGTGGTCAGAAAGTAGACCTGTCCCAAAGTAAAGGTTGGATTTTTCAGCAGCAATAGCAGTATTATCCGCAAGACCATTAGCTACAAATAGTTTAACACCATCAAAGCTAAGTCCTCCACCTGCATACCATTGTGTTCCTTTGCTGTCTGTACCTGCTGCGCCAATTTGTGAAGCAAATCCGCCTAATGCTCTTACATAGGCTCTTGCGATGTTCTGTGATACATAGATAAATAAATCTTCGCTATTATAAAGTGAAGAAGGTATTGCATCCACTATGCTTCCAATTTGTGCGATTACGTTAGAGGCATCCACAGTCGTACCAGTCACCTCTTGTGCGGCAGGTAGGAGAGCATCAAGAGCAATCTTAGTAGAAATACCGTCAAACTGTCCTGTAGTGGCAGTTGTACCAGTCCAAATACTATTTTCTGTTCTCTGTGCTACTTTAGCAGCTACGTGAGAAATTAAAAAGTCAGAAAATTTAGTAGGTAGGGTTTGATGGGCAGAAAATCCCATAGACAAAGCCTCCCAATCATCTTGGAAATCTGACTTACATAATTGTAAATTTACTTGTTGGAATTCAGGGGTAAGTGTTCTCTCATCAAGTGTAATAGTTGAAGTAGCAGAAAAATCACAACTTGCATCTTTTACGATGTCATCTGTGCTTACGGTTTTAATAACGTGCTGATACTTTACATTAGGCTTGACGGTAATACCACCATTTTCAATAGTGTTTGCTGATAGCAAAGCTGCAGAAATATATTCTCCTGCAAACTCACCATTATAGGCGGCAGTCGTTAAAGGGTTTGTTGTAGTTGTTGCCATTTTTTAAAATTATTTATTTTTAATATTTGAAATTCTTTGCATAACTCTATCGGCAGTTGTCATTTCTCTTTTCTGTCCGTAGAGTTTCATTTCTCTTTGTGGTTCTGCTTCAGGGTTGTGTGTTACTTTTTCAAGTTCTACTTTTTCTTCAACCTCTTTAGAAAGTTCTTCTTTGTCATCTTTTTCTACTTCTGACATTTCATCTTTCTTTTCAATCATTGCCTTAATTTCCTCAATCATAGATTTGACTTCTGCAAGTTCTTCTTTAGTTGCGTAAGCCATTTCTTCTTCTTCGAGTTCCTCTGACGCTTCTTCTTCAGTTGGTTCTTCAGTTGGTTCCTCAGGTTTTCCGATTGCAGCAATAATGCCTTCTTCTTCAACCTTTAGTTGTTCACCATCCTCTAAAGAATATTCGCCAACAGGTAGTGCTACCTTTTCATCGTCTGTTACAATAAAAACTTCACTACCAACTGCGAAATCCTCACTTTCTATAACAGCACCGTTTTCCAAAGTAGCTTGAGCCAATTTTACTTCTTCGGATGCTTCCACCCCAACAAGTTCTTTTACTTTGTTTAACATATCTGTTGCTTTCATAAATATTATTTATATATATACAATAACTTTTTATTTAGGTTGTTATATTTTTAGGTTAAATCTTCTACTGTCCAATAGTAACCTTGATCGTTTCCGTTATCAATAATCATCTCTTGCGCTGGATTTAATACCGCAGTTCCACTTGTGCTTGTTATATTTGTAAATACCATTTTATAACTTGTCCAATTAGAAGCATTACCACTATAGGGTGTTGGTGGTACACTGCTTAAATTATCAGGTGTAGTATAAATAAGCGTAGCAAACAACCCACAACAAGATGAGTATTGTGCTAATAAAACATCTGATGAATTGTAAAAAGATATCCTTGTATCGCCTATATAAAATGTAGTATTTGAACCTGTATTTTGCCCTGCTATTGGATTGCCCAACTGACTCATCAAAGCAAATGCATTTGAATTACCTGTTACAGGGTCATTAGCATATACACTAAATCCATATGTACTGGTTCCTGAATTTATTATTGGCTCTAATGCTACATAGTTTCCTGCGGCAGGTGTTTGTTGGTCAAAATAGAATATTGGCAATTGCCCGTAGGTTGTAGTACAAGTAACAGTCTGACCTGAATTAGAATATCCAGCAGGTACTGTAATATCTACCGATAGAGTTCTTGTGGTTTCTGTTGTAACAGTTCCAAAACTTGCAGGTGTCATACTATCTATAGTTCCAGCATCTACTGATATTGCTGCTGAATTATAATTACCACTTGCATATACAAGGAAACCACTTATAGTAACATCTGTACAATCAAATACATTGTAAGCAGGTTGTGTAGCGGTTGTAGTACATACTAATACATCGCCTGTGTTGTAATATCCTGCTGGTACAGTAATGTCTAAAGTAAGTGTTTGTACCGTAGAAACTGTAACTGTAGCAAATGAAGCAGGACTGCTTGTAAATGTACCTATATCTATTGTAGGTTGTGTAATCGTTCCGTTTTCATCTACTGCAAAACCGCTAATTGTTATATCTCCACACGCCAATGTTTGACTTGCACTCTGTACCGCAGTAGTCGAACACACTAAAGTATCTCCTACGTTGTAATATCCACTTGGTACTGTTATGTCTACCGTTAATGTTTGTGTGGTATCTACGTTTACCCTACTAAATGATGCAGGACTTGTAGAAGATATTGTACCTATGTCCGTTGTTGGTAATGTAATTGTGCCATCTTCTGCTACTGCAAAGCCTGATAATGTAATATCACTACAGGAAAGAGTAGGTGTTAATACCTGTGTTGCAGTTGTGGTACATTCTATTGTTTGTCCAACGTTTCTATAGTCGCTTGGTGCTTCTATTAATACAGTAAGTGTTCTTTCAGTATTTGTATTTACAATACTATAGGATGAGGGGCTAGTTGATGTTATTGTGCCAATATCCGTAGTTGGTTCTGTTACCGTTCCTTCTTGTGTAACTGCAAAACCTGACAAGGTTATAAGGCTACATTCAAATAAAGGCAAACCATCGCCTGTTATACTGCCTATTCCCTGCGATTGATATTCTCCATCGCAACACTCTCTTGAATAGGTGTTAGTATCCCAACACAAGCATCCTCGTCTGTCATCTTGTGGTACTGGTGGTTTAATTCTATTTCTTCCCATTATTTAATCGGTACGCAGTTAGGTACTCTTTTACCATTCTTCATTTTAAAACCTATCATTTCGTATCCATCATAACAAGGTTTTTTTAATGATGCCTCTAACAGGTCGAGTTCTTTTAGTTTAGAACCTGCCCATCTTAATCCTGCTTTTCCACCCCATAACAAATAAGAAATAGTACCACAAGCCTTAGTATCGCCTTCATCGTAGTACTCCTCTGCTCTTGACAGGTAACTAAACATTCTTTTAATGGTTTCTACTGTTATGGCTTCGCCTTTAGCTAATTGTTGTGCTCTTACTTTACCAACCTGTGTAGCACATTTATTGTTTATCTTTTCGTTTAGTTCTATGCCTCGCTTTGCGTTGTTTTTTACACCATCAGGATAATCAGCATAGCTTTCAAATTCCTGCTCATTATCAAACAGATTAGTAAGTTGGTCTAATATGTGTTGAGCTTCTTCATCGTCAATCTTGGCAAGTTCGTCTTTTATGGACTTGTCTTGTGGTTTCTCTAACTTGTCCGCAAAGTAGCCTTCTATAGAAAACCCTTTTACCTTACCTGTTTTAACGTAGTCGTTCCAAACCTCATCGTTTAGCACTTTCATAGAAACCATCCAAGTACCTATAGGCACATCTAAATCGTAATGCCTTGTTTTGTCTTTTTCGCCCTCTACTATCCAACTCTCTACCGCAGTTAGACCTGTAAGCGGCATATTGTGTTCTAAGGTTGAATTGTTTTGGTTGCCTCTTATAAAAAACAGTTCACTTGCTTTTCTTACGGTATCTTTTGAAAAGTAGATATAATATTCTTCTTCTCCGCTTTTACGATAGATAGGCTTGTTAGGCACTAAAGCAGCACCCATTAAAATACGCTTTTCCTTATCTACCTCGGCAAGTTTAAACTCTTGTTTTTTTAACGCAATAAAATCTTCTTCTATTGCTGGACTTTCTACAACGCTTATAGCCTCAATTCCTGAAACGTCATCGTTTTCATCTATTACAAGTTCTACGATATTCATATTATAACAATATTATTTATTGGTTTTTGTTTTATATTGACGCACTCTCAATAATGTTTCTGTCTAAACTTTGTGCAGTCGTTACATCATTACTTACTACAAACGCTTTTACTGGCTGTTGTTCTTTTTCGCCTATGGTTTGTGCTAACTGACTTTCAGGTGCAGCACCTACTACATTAAAAGATGGGGGGGTAGGTCTTGATGGTGCGGCTGAACCTCCACCACCTCCGCCTCCTGCGCTACCTATTTTTGATTTTGCAGCGTTTACTGCTGAAGCTATAGTCATTGCAATTCCTGCTGCTTGTGTGGCAAATAATGCTATTAATGGCACGTTTGCAGGTGGTGGTGCTGAAGACGCTGCCTTCATAAACCCTTTTGCCCCATCCACACCTGACTCTGCCGCCGCCGCAGTAATTCTTCCAATAGTAGCTTTTGCACTTAATATCTGTTCCTTTAAAATTAATCCTTGTTTTAATAGAAAAATGGCTTTAGCTATTTTGCTTTCTGAACCTGCTGCTGCCGCCACAGCATCCATAGAATCATAAATGCCTTGCCTTTTTTGTTCTTCTAATTCAATTAATTTTTGAGCATTTTCAATGGCTTTTTCATCTTTTTCCTTTTCTAAATCCGCCCTCTCCCTTTCAAGAGATATTTTATTTATTAGTTGCTCACTTCTAAAGCCTTCTATTTGTGCAAGTATTCCCTCTTTCTCTGCTTTTGCGTCAAGTAGTGCTATTTGGTTTTCGTCGTTATTGTTTTTGTCAAATTGTGCTTGTGCTGCTTCTATAACTGCATCCGCATTAGCTAACATTAACCTTTCCTGTTCTTCTAAAACATCTGCAAGTTTACTGTTTGCCTCTACTCTTTCTGCAATAGTTTTTGTTTCGTCATCCCTAATCTGCCTTAGCTTTTCCGCTTCTCTATCTTTCTGTTCTAAGATTATTCTGTTTTGTGCTATACCTATTTCTGCCGCTCTGTTTAGTTCTACAGTTTCTTGTGCAGCTTTTAACGTGCTTTTGCCATACTCAGTAATTCCCTTTATTACAGAAGGCGCAACCTCTACAATCTTATCAAAAGTGTCTGGTACTCCAGTCATAACATCTACCGCTTCCTTACCTGCGTTTTTTACCGCATCTAATGCACCTGTAAAATCCCCCTCAATAACTTTTTTAACTGCACTTGCCAAAAATCCCAAGGTGTCTAATAGACTATTAAACCTTTCTGTAATGTTATTATAAATAGCATTTCCAAAATCATATAAGGACTGGACTGGGTCATTAAAAATACTTTTAAAATATCCTACAACAGTTCCTATATTAGCATTAAGAAAACTAAACAGGTCATTAAAGGCTAAACTTAAAGCCTCCATCCCTGTATTAAATATATCTACTATTTGTTGGTTTTGCCCAAACGTTTCCTTTAGCACATCAAAAGCCTTAACAACTAAATAAACTATTCCTGTTGTTTTGCCTATGTTTTTTATTGCAACACCAAAACTTTTAAAACCTTTAGATGACTTGTCTGTGCTTTTCTTTAAGTCATCAATACTGCCCTGTAAGTTGTTTATTTCCTTGTCTTGTTGATTAACAATTTTTCCTAATTCAGATGCGTTCTTTGCAGCCTCCTTATACTTTAGTTCAAATTCAACACCTACTTTTTTGTATGCCATAACTCTGTCTTAAATATGTTGTATGCCTCTCTTACACTTTCAGGATATTTGTTTTTGCCTAATGCTATGGCAGTATATTGTCCTGATGTTTTGTTTTGTTTAGCTATTTCTAATAAGTTTAATATATTTTCTATCATACTGTACCCTCCCAATCTACTGTTACGTTTGTGCTATCTACGGTTAAAAATCTTTTGTCTACTGTGTCAGCAAAATACTTGTCTTGGTTTTCTATTACAAAGTCGCTCACCTCGTTTATGAGTTCTAAGTCGCTTAAACCAGTTGCAAGGTTTGTGGTTATTTCGTTTATTTTATAAATCTTATCGAATATTATTAGTCTATCTGCTAATGAAAGGTTTAGTAATATCCTAAGTGGTAGGTATGCTTTAAATTTACTTAGCCTACGCTTTTGGTCAAATGTATCCCCTATGTAATTACTGTAGTAAGTTTCAAATAGTGTGCTTTTAAATACTGTACCTGCATATTCATTAAACTCAGCCTTAAAGTTTATGTTTTGACTGTCTGTAATATCTACACTATTGGATGGTATGTAGTAATCTGTTATACCAACCCTATTAGACGATGTCTTTACTACACCTATTTGTGTACCACTTGTTATTTTCTTTGCATAAAATATTAATGGTTTTCCTAGATACGTTTCTTGTTTTATATCTACTGACCAACCCCATTGTGCATCTGTTACGCTGCCATCATTATCTCTTAGTCTTTCAAACTTATGATGTTCAAAAGGCAATCTTAACTCAAATTTATCCCCCTCTGTATTGTAGACATCTTCGTAGTTTTCAGTACCCCACTCAACGTTGAATAGCTCCTTGTGGCTTTCGCTCAAGAAACTTTCCGTACCCTCATACCCAAATACAATACGCCTATATGGCATTAGTGCATCTACTGTAGAAGCGTTTGTATCTAAAAACTTTGTTATGTCAAAGCTATTTTTGCTTTGTTCATAAAACTCATCTAATGGCTTTACTTGTATAATACCATTTCTGTCTTGAAATGCAGTTAGATTAAACATTTTAAACAACCCTGTAATAAAGCTTAGTATTTTCATATCAGGCAACTGCAAGGCTGCATTAAAATCTGAAACAGTTTCTACTTTTGCCCTCCCCTGTAACTCTATTGTTTTGTTGTCAGACCCTGCTAATATTTTAACCCATTCGTTTAGTGTAATTTCTAACTGAAATTCTGCTGCCGATTCGCTTTCAAAATATATTCTATATGTGCCTGATGGATACTCAGCATCTTTGCTGCCACTACCTAATCTTTGTTCACCGTTTACACCGTCAAGTCTTTCGTATTCTTCTCCGTCTTTGTTTATTATTACGTTGTAGTTTTGTGCTTGGGTAATAACCTTAATATCATATCTTAGCCTAACATTATTAGGGTTTTTTGGTTGTCTAAAGAAAAAGCTTTCTGATGTAAACCTACCTGCCCAAGTAAATCTGTTATCGCTTGAACCAGACACACAACATAGCGTAGTCTTTGCTCTAATTTTATCGTCATCTAATACGCCTCCCTCTTTCCTATGTAACCACAAATACAAATTGTAAAACGTAGGATTGTCTTTGTTGAAGAAATCACCACTAAACTTTAATCCGTATTTATCCTCTATTGCTTTTATTAAAGCATATATTCTAATAGCAGGTTTTAATTGTTCATACTTTACACCCTGTATAGTTCCTGCATCATAGGCTACGTTTCCGCTTTGGGCAACAGGAAGTGTTGAATCGTAATACAACCTTTGTGTGTGTGTAATCAATGGCACTATTAATGCATCAGTATATGAAACACCATTTACAGTTACGTCTAAACCATCCTGCATATAGGTTATCACGTTGTCAGAGTTGTAAGTAAACTCCATACCATAGATATTGTCTAATGCAGATAGCTTACTTTCTCCTAATAAGTCTTTAAGGTTTACGGTATCGCCTATAAATGTTAATCTATAAGTATGTGCCTTTGCCTGTTTAAGACTTACCCCTTCTAACCTTATTTTACCCTTTTTAAAAAACTGATGGTTTAAATATAGTTCAGCAGATTTTTTAGTGCCTGATACATATCCTGTAACATCAAAATTGTAAAAGTGTTTAAATAGCTTATTGTTTTCTTTACTTGCAGGTACGTTAAAGGTTTTAGTAAAGTCTGTAAATATCTTACTAATGTCTTTTACGTTTTGTAGTGTTTGGGTTAAGCTGACGCTTTCATCCTTAAACAATTCAACCTCTGTACCCTCTATGTAAAGTTGTAGGTTTAGCATTATTTGATGTTGTTTATTTTGCTAAATGCAAATTCAAAATCTAATGTGTGGTTTATTAGTTTGTCATTTAGTGATGTCTTATAGGTGTGGTTTTTTGTTCTTACAATTACTGGTAACGTTCTACCCTCCCATCTAATCCAAACGTTTTCACTTAGAAGTAGTTCTTCTATCGCAAAGTTAAAGTCCTCGTTTACGAATCCTGAATTTAAACTAACCTTTTTAGTAGCACTTACACTATATCTTTCTTGCTGACCTTTATAGGTTGCGTATGTTACGTTAGCTAAATCTATAATGTTTGCCTTATACAGTTCATCTTTTACATTCATACTTTCAACAGACTTTTTAAAGAAATACATATCCTGATACGCACCGTACTTATTAGCAAACGTAACCTTGTAGGGTGTAAACTTGGGTTCGCATACGTTGTTTACCGTTACCGTTTTAAGTAAGGTTGTATCGTCTGTATCGTAAACCTGTACCGTGTTACTATCGGCAGGGATTGTAATGTATTGTATTTTCTGATTTGAGTTTCCGTTGTCTGTTATTTGTGTGTCTACACTATCTATTGTAACCTTACCAACTCCCTCTGCAAGTATTGGCAATCTACCTGCGGTGTTTTCAGGCAAGTAAATGGTTGTGTTACTCGTTAGTAGATTGTCAGATAGTTGAGGGTTTATACCATCTTCAAAATAACCATAACCATCCATAGCTAAGTAATGGCTTGTAACAGGACTACCAGTTGCAAATTCCTCCCCATCTGCATCGTATAACCTTGTAACAGCAGTTACCCACTTTGTTCTACTTAGATAATCGTCATTAAAAGTAAGGTCTATGTAATCTCTTACAAGTTCGCTAATTTCAAATACCACATTGTCTTGGCTTGATATTCTTGTCTTTGAGAGTTCATATCTTAGGTCAGAAGTAGCATAGCTTCCTGATGTACCATCGTAGATATATAACTCTAACTCTGCTCTATCTAATACTGGCATAATTAGTTGCTGTTAAATTGTATAAAAAACGGACTTCTTGTATTTATTCTCATATTAACTTAATGTATCTGTTGTGCAACCTTGCACTAAATCAAAATACGTAACATCTGACCCTACTACCGTAGGAAAACCAAAGGTCGTAGAATCTACTGGTGCCACACATATATCCACCGTACTACTTGCTGCCAAGTAATGCGTAATTTGCTGACCGCCATCAAAAGCAATGTAGCTTATTAATGCGGTTTCTGTTGTACTGTTGTTTGTTACTCTATAATTCTTTTGATGTGCAGCAGCTACTGTTGCAGGTTGAGTTGCCTGTACCACACAATAGATTTCATTGCTTGTATCTGAGGGGGGTCTATGTGTTGTAGCATTATATGTTATTAGCACTTGTACGTTTCTTACAGTATCCACGCTGACAGTTCCAAAGCTACTTGGCTCTAAACTATGTAGTGTGCCTACACTTACCGTTGGGTTTGTAATAGTACCATTTGCTGCAATAGACAATCCTGTAATTAACGTATCTTCACAAGTAAACCTTGGTAATACCGCAGGTGCGGCAGGTTCTTGGTGTTCTATAAAGAATGGACTTCTTGATTTAATCATTTTTTTAATGCTATGAAATCTTCAATATCTAATGCAAACTTTTCTATTAGTTCGTCTGGTAGTTTTAGCACATTTGTTTCAAACGGTTTAGTAAAAAAGAAACTTGCCCTTAACCCCTTTTCGTATATACTTTTAGCCAACAAATATCTTAAACTCTTTCTGCCAATAAACCTACCCTGCTCATCCCTTGTTCCCTTAATAGACTTTTTAACCATCCACTTATCTAAGGATTGTGGAGGTATGCTTTTAAATCTGCCTGAATACTTAAAAGGACTGTTCTTGCTTTTAGAGTACGTTGATTTACTTCCCCTTACACCTAAGTCTTGGAATGCACCATAGTCTGCCATATAAAACTGCACCTTAAAGTCGTTTGCGGTTACGTCTAATTCATACCCTAAGCTACCCTCTAAGTCACCACTTGATGAACCAGTAATAAACTTATTATTACGATGCCTTCTAAGGTTACCTTTTGATTGTTTTATAATACTTTTAGCAAATGCCTCTAAGGCTTGTTTTGTTTGTGCAAAGGTCATTAGCAAACTGTCATATCATTAACTGCCATAACGCTGAACGTTGCAGTCCAACCTGCTAACTTATTTTCAAACCTATCTATAAAAGGTTCACAAGTAACATCTTCCTGTACTTGGTATTTGTCTGTGTAGCTATCCCCTCTTTGTAGTTCGTTTATTACCCTTGTAAGTAATGCAAGTTGTGTGTTTAATACGTCCTGTTCGTTATCGTTTCCTACAAAGGTATCTGTAACCTCATCATTAGATATATCTACTATGTCCATTGCAAGAATTGAAATACTAAAAGTTGTGGTCTTAGTACCTACTACTGCATTGTTTACTATAATGTGCGACAAAGGGAATATGCTTTGCTTGTCTAAATCTACATCGTCAATGCTTCCATAGGTAACTGTATTTACAAATGGCTCTGCATTTAAGAGCGTCTTTAGTTTGTCTGTTACTTGGTAAAATCCTTTCATCGTTTCTTAATTAAACTCTTTTCTAATTCTATCTTTTCTTTTTCAAAAGCCAAATACATAAATGACTTGTGCATATTTAGTTTTGTGATATTGTCAAATTTGGTAACATCCCCTTTAGCCAGTCCATAGACTGATTGATACCAACCCCACTTTCTTCCAAAGCTTGACGTTGCTGAGTAGTCAGCTTCCCCTCCATCTCCTTCGCTAAATATTTCAGGGTAGTTTGTAACAACTCGCTGCTTAAATCCCAAAAAAAAACAAGGCTACCCATAACTACATCTAATGGCATATCCTTGAACTTCTCGGTGTCCTCCTTTGCGGTGTATTCTTCTATTTGGTACCTATCACCTTTTTGTAAAGTAACTGGTCTGTAAAGTACCGCCATAGCCTTGTGCATTGTTTCCCAATCTGAGATATTGTTATCAAGGTCTATGTACTCGCCTAATGTAATGTCATCTAATTTTGGAATAAAACCATACTCAATACCTTTTAGTTTAAAGGTTTGTACTAGTTCTGTCTTTGTGTTAAAGATGTTGTTTAGGTCAGATACTATGCTATTGACGTATTGGTATTTAATTCTTGCAATGTCCTTTAAATCAAGTCTACAAAATATCTCAACCATCTTATGTAGTAAGAAACTACTGTTTTGGTTTTCTTCTATGTTTAGCTTTTCAAATTTCTGATACTGTTCTAAAGTTATATCAGATAGCTTTTCAGGTATGTATATATCTATTTTCATAATCGTATATTAATACAATAAAAATACGACAAATATGTATAAAAGAAAAGAGGGCATCCCTGCCCCCTAATCCAACTAATCAACCAAATGAAAACCTATTTAAATGTTCTAAACATATATTCGTACAATTCGCTTATCTTATGTTCTAGCTTTTTTGAGTTTTGTGTGTATTCTTCTTTGCCCTGTTGGATGTTCTTTTGTATGTCTAAGTTTATCGTTACTTTGCTTCTATAGCTACCTCTTTCTATTGGTTTAAGCACAACAAAGAACCCATTATCCCAACACCATTGCCTATGCAACCACGGTCTGAAAAAGTCTTGATTTAGTTCCATATCCAAAACGCTAACTTAACAAATATAAATATAGATGCATAGGACGCTAACCCAAGTATTGTAATATCTCTTATTGCTTTTTTAATGTGCTTCCTGTTTTCTTTTGCACAAATTTCTTTTTTAATAATAATAAAGTCTTTCATTGTTTTTTTGTTTTATGTTGTAAATATATAACCTTTTTTTTAATTAACAAATAATAAACAAAGAAAACAGGGTTACTATTATTCGCCCTGTTATTTTGCCTTACCTGATGTAAACGCCCTCTACTACCCATTGCCCTTTATTGGCAATATAATCGGCAGACTTAGGCTTTGCACCGTACACGTTAAAAACCCTAAATGCAGGATTGTTTAGGTACTTTGCAAGGTCATTTTGGTTTGTTAATATATGTTTCATAAGGCTAATATAATAATTATTTTTAATATACATAGTATTGCCCCCTATGTGCATTATCTAATGTATCTGTTAGTACATACCTAAATGCATCTATGCAGTCAGGATGTTCACCTGTTGGTTTTGGTAGCGTGTTACCATCTTTGTCTTTTGCCCATACATACCCTTGTAGTTCTCGTTTTAAATTCCTGCTTTTGCTTGTTACATATATTTCATTCTGGTTTATTAGGTTAATTCCAAAGTTTACACTATCCCTTCCTTTTGTACAGGGGTAGATATTATGACCATCCCTTCTAAGCGTTTCTATTGACTTCGGTTCTGCTTGGTCAGCTATTATATTGTCTTTTATATTATTGTGCCTTAGAAACAAGCTAACATCCCTTAAAACAGTATTAGACTTATAGAATACTTCATCAGCTATGTAGGCTTCATTCCATTTGTACAATCCTATAATTGTCGTGGGGTCTGTATATCCAAAGTCCATACCATATCCTAATAGCCTTGCTTCGTTTGGTACCGCATCTATCTCTTTCCAGTCAGGAATACATACCCCTTCTAAAGAACCAGTTTCCCCTAAACCGTAAACCCTCCACCAATTAGACCAGTAGGTAGATGTCTTTGCCTTATCTCTTGCTTTCTCTATTTCCTTTATTATGGTTTCAGGTAATGCATCGTTATCTTTGTAGGTAAGCGTAATGTAGTCCGTATCTTGCTTTCCTATCAGTTCCTTGTCTACCCAAAATAAACTGGATGGGTTATAGTCTAACCATATTGTTCCTGATGTTCTAACTGCTAATTGTGTGTAAGCATCAAACGGTACGTTATTACATTCATTTATATATAGGTCTGTACGTCTTGCACCTCTCAATTTTAATGGTTGGTCAGTTGAGAAAAACTCTATATAACTACCATTTGTAAATATGTATTTTAAGGTGCTTTTATTGTATTGGGTATCGTTATACCTATTTAGACCTTTTAAGATGCCTAAGAAGTCCTTTAAAGCACCTCTACGCAGGTGAGGTATGCTTTCCGATACTACACTAATCTCTTTGCCTTCGTTTCTTATAGCATAGTCTATTAACAAACAAAGTATTGATATAGTCTTAGATGCGCTTGTTCCACCCTTTACTATTCGTATCCTGCTTTGGAGCTTTTTAAGCTTATGAAATGCAATGGTTTTTTTTACTCGCATACAAAATGCAGGTTAGGGTTGTGGTTATCCCTAATCCTCCATAAACAATGGTAAGTCCTCAATAATTGTAATGTCCTTAGTTTCTCTTGGTTTACCTGCGTAATAGTTATAGAACAGCTGCACAAATTTAAAGTCCCCTTTTTCTACACCTTCTTTTAATGCAAGGTATGCCGCATCTTCCAAGGGTGTAAGTTTCTCTATAAGGTTTACTTCTTCTGCCTTAGATTTTCTACCTGCGGTCTTATGTCCTCCGTTATTTTTTCTTCCATCCATAGAATTAAAAAACATTATTAATAATTATACAATAAAAAAAACTATTCTTTGTTAAAAAACAATGCTATGAGTAAAACCAAAATAGCAGTTAAATAGAACAAACCTACGTAATTCCAAATATCAAACATCGTACAAGGTATAATACACAGTAAGTTCTTCGTTACCCTTTATTGGTTTAATCGTATATAAGCTACCTACCTTGCCCTTTTTAAGTATAAAGCAATTAGGTGTATCACTATGGTTTAAAAAGCCTCCTAAGGGTGTTCTAATCAGTTCTTCCAAATAAGGGTTTATAGCGTCTACCCTGTGGTGTGTTATTCCTAACTCGTTTCCTGCTTCTATTTTTTCTGTTGCAAATACCCCAAGACCTTCTATTTTGCTTTTCTTTATAGTTAGTTCTTTTGGTAGTGGCTTATACATTTATTAGTCTTTTAAGGTTTCTATGTTTTGTTTGTACGTCTCTTAGTTCTAAAAGTACCTTTGCGTATTTTCTTTTGTAGAAATCCCTACCTCTGTATTTTTGGTTCTCTCTTTTAAACTCTCTGCTTACAAGTTTGTCTATTCTTTCGTAAGATTGGATGTATCTTTCTTCGTGTTGTTCTATCCAATCCCTGTAAAGTTTTAAACCGTGCAGTACAGTTGCGTGGTTTTTGTCTACTGATTTACCTATTACATCTAAAGAATGTAAAGTATATTCTCTGCACAAATTATAATACATTGCTCTTGTATATACTAACTCTGTTCTTCTTGATTTGTTGTTGAGTTCAATTCCTGTTTCTGTTTCTACTATTTCTTTAATCTTTTCTATTGTCATATTCTAATTCTTTTATTGCTTTTAATATTCCTGCACAAGCCTCATAATCTTCTATGTCCTCGTACATTTTTAATGTTTGTTTTAATTCATCTAAACTAACACCATTTTGTATATCTAATAGTGCAAGTAAATAATATTCTTTCATTTCATTATTCAAGACATTATAAATTATTTTTGTTTGCTATACACAAAGTAAGGGTTTTTGTGGGGAAACGCCTACCGTGTGATCTGATGCCAACCATCTACTTAATTGATTCTGCTTATGTATATATAACATCTTTGATTTATTCAGATCTAAATATTTTTTTACATCCTTTTGTATTTTATCATTTTTAACAAATGGCGTAATTATAACATAGGGGTCTTTAACGTATGGATGACTTTCAAATAAAAACGAAGTTTGTGTTCTTCCGTAATTGTCAATTACCCCTACATTTGAAGCGTATTCTCTCGCTTGGTTTAATGTTAGTTTTTTTCCTGTAAATTTAGAATCAGCGGAAACAACTTTAATTTCAGCAGTTATATTAACTAAATCATCTGCAAATATAAAATCTTTATCACCTAAATACAATTGCTTATACCCATCGAAATAGTCGCTTACAACGCCATCAAAAAAAAGGTTGTATTGGTTTGATAGTATTTTATCCATATTAAAATAGTTTTATTTGATTCTTGTCCCCTGTTTTGTCCTTCAAACGTAGTTCTGCGTTTCCTGAAGATCTTCTTATATACATTGTACAATAGTCTGAAAAATTATCCTCAATCCACTTAATAGAGTTGTATATATATTCTTTTGTTCTAATGGTTTGTAACCCTCCTTCTTCTTTAAAAAATTTTGATTTAATTGTTATATAATCAAATCGAATAACTTTTTTATTTTTAATATACTGCCTTATGCTATATTCATAATCCTCACCGTGATTTGTCTCACGTTTTAAGAAATCATCGTGCTGAATAATTAAACCAAACACACCTCCTGGAATATAACATAGTTTTTTATAAATCCTGTTTAACATAAAATAGGGGTTAGCTGCAGCATAAACACCAAAAATAAAGCTTTTTTTATCAATACACTCCTGAAACCCCTTGATTATTAAGTCGCTTTCAAGATGATATATTTTTTGCAATTGATTTTCGTTTTTGACAAAAACACCGTCTAAATCATCATCAAACATCATTAGGTAAGTTCCCTCGTTATAGTAACGCTCAATAAAATTTCTTTGTTTTCCTATTGTTGGTACACCTACAACTATTTTGTATTCCGTCCCTAATGATTTTTTATATTCATACTCCTCATCAGTATTAGCCACAAAGACTGTAATCTTATTTTTGTCTATTCCATATTCATTTAATAAACCTAAGGTTTTTTTCTTAATTGTTTCTGGTCTTTTATATGATGGTATTGCAATCTTATAATCTATCATAGTCTTAAAAATCCTGTTTGATCCATTTTAATCCTTTCTAATTCTCCTGATGGTGATTTACATTTATACATATATTCTCTGTAATACATAACAAATGTAATTCTTAACCAATCATCACTACAATCTGTAAAATCTGTATTTCCGTGCCACCTATGCACATCAACAAACAGGATATCTGTATTATGTAGATCTAATGCAACACCGTATTCAGGCAAAACAAAATAGCCATTTTTATAATCGCCTTCACGATATATTATTAGGTTTCCAAAGCCTTCAGGATAATCGCCTGCGTCCTTATGTACTGCGGTTTGAAAGTTACGATTTACTGTAACTGTTGTAAATGCAGTGTTATCTATAATATAGTTTTTATTTGTACCATCCGCAATAGCCCTTTGTTTTGCGTAATGTTCTGGACATAATTCCTTGTATTTTTTGTCTACATATTGTACAAACGGAATACCATCCCTGTACCTGTCAAAGTGCTCTTTTGCAAAGGCTGTTTTTCTACACACCGCAACGGTACCACCTCCTGGTCTAGCATCCATAAAACCAACGTTTCCACTTTCAACCTTTGGAGATACGTCAAATTTACCCTCTGTGCCATCTTTTCTTATTTGCTTATGATAACCACCTGCTGCAATTCCTCGTCCACCATTTAAAGTTATAGAATCCTTAAAGGCTAAATATCCAGATTTTAACACATCAAAGGGAATAGCATTTTTTCTAAACCTAAATAGTAGTTTTCCTGTGTTTTCATCGTATGCATCACAATCAAAATTAATTAATTTGTCCCAATGTTTTTTAGTTAAAAATGTCCCTTTTAATTTTGCACTTTGCTTGTCCGTTAATGTTTGCTTAAGCCTTATTGTCTCCATAATTCCTATTTAATATTAATAGTAAAAAATCGCTTAAATTTCCTTTTTGTTGAAAGTCTTCTGCAAATTCCTTTTTAATACCAGCCCTGCAAAGTTTTTTAAATTCCTTTAACTCATCTGTACTAAAATACAGTATTGTGGTAGTTATTTCTGTGCTATCAATTGGGCTATTATCTATGCCCCACTCATCCTCAAACAACCTCATAGTATTCCACGCATTACATACTGGTCTAAGTCATTGTCCTGCTCAAAAAAATATTTGTAATTTTCAATACCTTGTATAAATTTATTCTTACCACGTTCTAAAAACTCGTCTGTTACCTCAAATATACCAATATCGCAGCTTGATTTGTCTACCACTAAAAAGGTAAACTTTGTGCAGTTAAACAATTGCATATACAGCCACGCCTGTAGATCATATCCATATTTATCTGCCGACCATTTAAAAGAATTTAGGTCTGCTGTCGTTTTAAGGTCTATAAGGTGATCGCCTTTTAATATATCAGCCTTACCCCTTATTGCCAAACCCTCCATCATTTCAATGGCAGGTACCTCAAAGTCTGCTTTGTTTAGTAGTTTAAGTGCAGCTTCGTTTCTTAATAATGAGTCAGTTAGACGTTCGGCTGCTTTTTTTTCTTTTTCTAAATATACCTCACCGTGTTCTTCCTTGGCGTGTTTGTAAACATTTGTATTGCGTGTACTTGCTTCTACAAAATGCAACTTGTCTAACTTTTGAGGTTCAAGGATCATACAATGAAATAATTTACCTGCTATTAGGGCAGGTGTTTCAGAGTCGCTACCATATTTAATTACGTTCCTGTATGTCTTTGGGCTTTTAAGTATTGTTTTAATACTGCTGCTGCTTAGGGCATATTTACCCAAGTGTCCATAATAGAAATCATCGTCTACCATTTGGGTTAGTATTTCATCCCTGCCCCAATGCTCTCCGTTTAATAATGTAATCATAGTTTTAGTGTTTCGTTTTGTTGTTGTAATCTTTTATTAATTTCCTTTTGACATCTTTCGCCATAACCACCCAAACCACCACTTTTAACGTGTTGTTTCAGTTGTTCTAATGTAAGTTCTGAATAATAAAAATCTTCGTAGCTAAACATTATTTTGACCTCCTACCATTTAATGGGTAAATGCGTGTGTAGTAATCCTGACCAGATTTAATTTTTTTACCATTGTCAAGAATAATGTCCTCAGTGGCTGTTGCATTTATTCGGCTATAATAACCCACCTCATCTCTGTCTGGTTTATCAATGCGTTTTGTGCCTATAAGTTTAGTATCAATAACATACTCTAAAAAATAACCTATTGTTTCAAATTGTTTCATTGTGAATGTTTTATATTGCAATTTAATAAACATTTTATAAACACACAATATTTATTTTATTTTTTTAATTTTTTGTATGTAAAGTACCGCATCCATAAGCTCCTCCTGCAAATGATTAAGAAATGACTTAATGCTTTCTGGACTATCCTCTAGTGTTGTTCCGTATTCTTTTTGTCCTTTCTCACTACGTTTGTCCATTATATATTTCACATCTTCTACTATACCGTCTGTTTGCATTTCAAAGTATTTCTTTTTGCTATCACTCATAATCCTAATTGTTTTTCTTTTCTTAGTTTTGCTATTTCCTTTTCCAGTTCTTCTATTTTCTTTTCAGCCTTATGCGCACGTTCTATAGCCCTAAGTTTAGCAGTTCTATATTCAGTTAAACTTTCGTTGTAATAGAGTTCGTTTGTATATATGTCTGTAATGTAATAGTTAATATCTATTAGGCTTCCCATTAACTTATCTACCGTGTCAGTTGGTTTCTTTTCTTGCCACTCTAAAAAAGTATTTGCTATAATATCAAAGTTAGCTAAGTAGTTAATGTGTTTTAAGTTGTGTATTTTTTTGTTCATAGTATTTCAGCATCTATAACAGGCAGCAAAGCTACCTCTTTTTTTATTTTATTGTTGTTGCTAAAATGGGTTGTTTTATTATGATATTGTACTTCCCACTTTGGATTAACAATATACAAATTAAATCTATATATGCCTTTTGGGGTAGAATTTATGTAAATAGGTATGTCTAAGTTTTCGTCTGCCTTACTAATCATTGCATCGTACTTTTTTCTTTCTATAAGCAAAGTGTCGTAGTGCGCACCCCTACATTTAAGTTCTATTCTGTGTTTACTTATGGGACTGTAGCAATCCCACTTAGACATCTGCTTTCTTGCCTTAACCAAATCAGGGTAGCAACAATTCTGTAAATATTTAAATAGGTCGTTTTCGTTCCAATTTTTCACAAGTACTCATTGTAAAGTTGTTCTAACTTTTTATAAACACCATTCACAAAACAGGGTGAGCAGTTAGTGGGTTGTACGTTATCGCTGAAAACCCTGTTGTATATTTCTAACATCCTTTGCTGTTCGTCTGATAGTATTGTGCTTTTGCGGTTTACAAACTTCTCTTGTAAATACAAAAACTCATCCTCGTTTAAACACTCTGGTTTACGTCTTGGAAAAAGTTTGTTTAGTTTATCCTTACGGTCATCGCATCCACAGTCATCTCCTGCCAACCATTTAACAGCTTTCTTTATTCCTGTGGCTTTAGTAATCTTTTCTACAGTATCACCTAACCCTTTACTTGCATTTTCGTGGTTCTTCTTCCACTCCTTAAACTCTTTGGTTCTTTTATCCCCCTTAAATTCTGTCATAATCTTGATTTATATAGTCCTCGTAGTCCTCTTTAAATATTTCTTTTAATTCTTCCTTACACTTTTTTAGTGTGTTAAATATACTCACCCAACTTATATTGGTTTCTTCTGCTATTTTTCTAATGGACATATTTGTATCCCTGTACAATATAAATAGGGTTTTATCATACCACCTCCAACCCTCTATGTGATTGTCTATTTTCGTAGTAATTTCGTTATAGCCTATTTCGTCATCCATTTGCGAATCGTCCGCAATTTGCGTATAAATTTCTTCATCGTCAAGCTCAACTTTTTTAATTTTTTTCTTAGCATTACAATACTGTAAAAAAATAGACCGAAGGGTGAAATAGCAATAGCCCCTGCTAACAACATCTTTCTCAATAATTTTTTCTTCACTTGCATATTTATTTAAAACAAGATACATTTCCTGTACTATATCATCTGCATAGTCGTACTCACCAAAAGAATGCACAATCCTAATCCACTCAATATGTCGTTCAGCTACTTTACCTAACCATCCTGCCTCTCCCATAATACGTTTACACTAATTATACCTAACAAACATTGTAAGGTGTATTCTGTAACGTTTTTATTGTTTTCTTGATATGTTTCATCGTGTACTAATGCCCCAACCATAAAACCTTTAATAGGGCTAATAATTATTTCACCATTTACTATAAATGCAATAACAATAAATATAAAAGCTATAATCATCAGCATTATAAATAAAGAAACTATGGGGTAGGAAAATATTTCGTTTGCATCCATTAGAATTGAATTGGTTTAAGTTGTTTTTTATGTAAAATGTTTTGACCCATAAACTCAAAGCCCACATTATTTAAAGACATTCTAAGGCAAATAGGCTTTTCGTAAGGTGTACACCTACCGCCTGTTTCATTTTCTTTTACTTTTAAAACGTGTAGATTACTATACATCCATTCTGTACTATGGCTAGTATATCTGTGAATACAAAGTACATCATCCGCTCGGTTTCCCCATTTACCTCCTCCTTCAACACCTGCTAAGCCTAAGGGCATTGGTAGGTTTTCGTATTCGTGTCCTTTTTGATGTGTTCGCCTTAATGACTCTGTTACTCCGTGTGCATTTAAATAAACAGTTACGTTTTTCTTTTTAGCAAATAACCTAAACTCGCTACTTACCTGGTAGTCATATTCGTGTCCCCCTACTGCTCTTAAAAGCTGATGGTCTTTTGCTAAACTATTGTAGGGGTCTATAAGTAAACCATCATAATCCCAAGCATCCTTAACTGCGTTAGCTTCTTTAAGTAAATCCTTATAAGTGTACAAGTCCTCAACATCAATAATTTTAAAATGATTATCACACCAAGCTACCGCTTCAGCTATTTGTTTTTCTTCTGCATTGTGTATTGGTACACCCATTTTAAACTCTATAATTTTCCTAACTATGCTTTGTGGTGTGTTTTCGCTTGACCAAATTAAAAACCTTAAATTGTGCTTTATTGCATACACGGTTAGTAAATAACATATAACAGTAGTTTTGCCTACGTTGGCGTGTCCTATTAAAAGGTTAAAATTTCCCTGCTTATATCGTACATACTCATCGATCTCCGGTATATCTATACCTAACCCCTCCTTAACCCTTCCATACTTAATATCAAGTATTTTGTTTTGTATTGTTTTGGTTTGTGCTATCATCTAATTTGGTTATTGTCTAGCCCATATTTTTTTTGTTCCTTTTTGCTGTTTCTTTGCTGCCCCTCATATTCGTAACCTAATATTGGATTTACCTTGTAATTCCAAAAATCTATAGGCATTTTTTCCCCACGTTTTAAACGTTTTAATGTCATAAAAAAAGGGGCTGTTAAGCCCCCTATGTTTTAAAATGGTAAGTCGACTTCCTGTCTTTGTGGGTTTTGTTCTGTATTTGTAACCTCGTTTCGCTCTGCTAATGTGATATCCCCACCCAACCAACGCACCGCACCGTTACCTAATGTGTTTGCTTTTTGTTTAGCCTCACGTTCTTCTTTGCTTTGGGTCTGGGTTATCCAGATATTATTTCCATACTGTGACTCATTTTGTATCATCATAGTTATGTTTAAATATTGATTTCCATTTTTAGCAGTTACCACCTTACTTTTATCAATTGCTGTAAGGTTGATACTTCCTGATAAAATTGCTACATTCTTTTTTTCCATAAATTTTAATTTTATACTCCTTGTTATTAATTTTAGTTTTGTAATATATACTTTTAATTTTACACTTTTGCGAGTTCATCCTGCATTTTTTTACTGACCTTGTATTTAGATTTTATACTATCTAAATCACCTCCGCCTTTTAAATACTCAATGGCTTTACTAAACTCAGGTGTGTTTTGATTTAACCACCTTTTGTCTTCAGTAATAACAGATTTGCTACTTGCTAAATTACCATCGTCATCTTCAGCCTGTAAACCTAATAAACTCGCAAGTGTATATCTACGATAATAGGTAATGGCTGACCCTAACTTTTGTGGGTCGTTAATGTCTGGCAATGTTAGACTGCTATCTACACTTCCTCCGTTATCTAAACAAAATATTCTACTTGTAACCATATTATCCATAATTGGCTGAATTAATAAAAGTTTGTGCTTAGCTAGTAATGGATTTAGTTGTTTAATAAGAGAATTTATATCAAAATATTTAGATTTATAAAATGGATTACTCGCATCCTTACTTACAGCACCTATTTCTTGCTGCAATTTAAATAGCTTATTATAAATGTTAGTTTCTTTTTTTATCATAATTAATACCGTTTTGGATGTTTAATTGGTTTTTAAGTAACTTGTTTTCGTGTTGTAGTTCTTTGACCTTGCCAAAAAGTTCTACCTTGCTTAAATGTTCCATATTGTAAATATACAAATTATTTTTTAAACAAAAAAAAGGGCAGTTATTAGCCACCCTTTTAAAAACAATAAAACAATAAAACTAAACAAGTTTTTTAAGTTCTGTACTATAACGATCAATCATACACTGTATCTCGTCATTACTAAACTTAACAATTTTGTTACTTTGTAAATATAACTCATTTGCAAGTTCAAAACCTAAATAAATTGAGTATTTATATTGCTCACCCCCCTTAAACATATTACACCCTACACACTGTGGCTTAACATTTCTTACATCCCACCGTGTAGAATAATGTTTTCTACTCATAAAATGACCTGCTTGGATACTGCCGTCCTTCCAATGTCCTTTTTTACCACACGTTACACAGGAGCAATATCCATTTTTATCAGCATTGCTTACTCTAACAAACTGACTAAATACTATATCAAGTTTTTTAACAAGTTTACTACGTGTAGGCTTTTTACGTTTAACCATCTAAATGGTTAATCAATAATTTACCTGTAGACTCATCTATACCTTTTATCTGTTTGTATATATATCTACTATCAGATTTTACCTTACCTTTTTCCGTTTTAGTAGAATCAGACCCTAAATTTGTATATTGATTTGCATCAAGTTCTAGCAAATAATCTGTTCTTTCTTTAATAGATAATGCAAAGTCTTTAGCTATTTTTTCTGCAAGCTGTCTAATAGTAGTATCTTCTGACATTTTAAATATATTAATTAATTAAATAATTTTACCACTTACCCACCAAATTTACACGCTTTTTTTTTAACAATAAATGTTTTGTTTATAACATTTAATCATTTTCCTTGTCCACGATAAACTTTACGGTAATTTTTACTTGATTTTAGGTTACTTTGTTTACTCTTAGCGTGTATGCCCTTACGCTTTTTCTTAGGTTTCTTGTAGTAATTACCTACTATTTGTTTAGCCATTGTTTTTTATACTTGATACTTTTTCAAAACTTCTACCACCAAAATATCCTGCAAACACAATCCACAATAGTTCCTTGACTATGTCAAGTTCTTCTAATTGTAAATACCACCCAATAACAAAAGCTACTGTTAAAAATACTAATGTTAATGGTCTTACATTTTTACTAAGCCAACTATCACTCCTACTATCTGCAACCCACCTTTTGGTGATGCCGTCCATTTCAGAGCGTTCTAAGCGTAGTTTTTCTAGTGCTACTTGTTTGTCTGCCTCAGACATATCAGAACCTCCTATAATCGCTTCTATTACGTTTCCTACAGGGGTATCTTGTGCTATTGCGCCTACTACTTTAGGTATTTTTTGGAGCAGGAAAGAACCTACTGCTGTGTCTTTAAATTTCTTTTTAGGCATAGCGTACTACCGACTGTATTAGTATGTCCAAATGACTTGTTGTGATTTTCCTTTTTCGGCAGTATCACAATGTATGAAGGTACTGCTAATCCCAATTCTTGTGAACCCTGCATCAAGTAATGCTGATAAAATAATGAATCTGCTCTTTGAATCTGCGCAATGAATATCTGCTGCTTTGCCGATAAGGTGGGCAGACTTAGTTGGTTCTTTTCCCAATTTTTTATAGATAGCTTCGTGATGTTCTTTTGTTCGGTAGCCACTATTGATTTTAAAGGCAATCCCTGCAATGTGACGTGCGTTGTCCAACTTTTGCAAGAAATCACTATCCATATTAATGCCACTATTAGGTAATGTCTGACAATCAAACTCATCTAAAGTAAAATATTTAAGACTCATTTTTACATTGGTTTTTACACTTACACTTACCGCTTTTGCAGTCATCGTAGTTAAGAGACCTGTTTAACAGTATTCTGTCAATCGTATCATCTTGAACTTTGATGAGCATTTCTTCTAATTTGTCTTTTGCCATTACAAGCTGTTCTACTTTGCTCTCTAAAGAGTCGTTTTTACGCTGTAGTTCTATTACTTCGTTAGGGTCTTTGCCTATGAAAACATATATAGCTGCACCTATAGTAGCTACCAAAGCACCTGTAATAAGTTTAAAAGTATCGTTGTTTGTTTCTGGTATTTCGACATAAGAAAGAAATACAAGCAATAGAATAACAAAAAGAAATACTACTCCACTACCAACATAACCTCTAAGTTCTCTACGTTCTCTGCTGTTCATCTGCTTAATGGTCTAAATAGTTGTTTGAATCTTTGTCTTATCTTGGTGATTCTAATCCCTTCAATTTGGCTCTGGGTAGGTTTTATGCTGTTGTACATTATTTTTTAAGGGCTTTTACTATCTGAATAACCGTAAACGTAAGGGTTGCAGTTAAC